ACCCGGTGTAGGAGCACCAAAGGGTGTAAGAAGGATCATAGCCTCCACACGCGGAATCGCGTGCCCTCCTTCGCTGTTTTTACTTTCATGTATCCGTCTTCTTTGGCGGGAGCTTCAGGAGCCGGGACAGGGATACGAGGAGCTTCCGGCGGGGTGGGTTTTTCAGTTGCCCCCACAGGAACCTTGGGATCACGCTTCGGCTGTTCCCCAAAACTCGTTGGCCACGCCATCACGAACCCGCCCTGCTTGTATTCCGCGAACCACTTTTTGCGCTGCGCGTTGAACGCGTCCACGAAGGTGTCGAAGTGGTCGTCCATACACTCGGGACGAATGTTCTCACATGGCTTGCTCTCCATGAACGTCCCGAACACGCGCTCGGCGGCAGCGTCCTTCTGCGCCTTGTCCATCGTCTTCCACTGGTTCTTGACGTTCTCCACTTTGGAGAGCCGCTTGGCATCCAGTTGCGCTTGGTAGCCCTTGGCTCCCTCGAAGTCGCGACGGGAGGCGCACGCTTCCACCGCCGCGTCCAGTTCGGCGATGTCCTTGTCATACTTGGCCGAAGCCTCAGCGTCATCCACCAGAACGGCGGGGCTGAACAGCAACCAGAGACCTGTGATGCCGAGACGTTTGATGGCGGTGGCAGCGATGGGAAGAGCGGCGACATCTTGGGCCGTGTGAACGAAGAGAAGGAGTTTCATAAGGTGGGCAGATTACAATTTTTCGGTGGGCACACAATAAAGCATTGACAAAAACAAGAAAAACGACAAAAACACACGAAATGCCGAAAGCTCCTGCCGAATCCGATGTTCCGTTGCGCTGTCACGCGCGGATCACGTCGTATGGCGAAATCATCAGCCCCACGGAATCTCTGCTGGCGCTGAAGCCAGGGCAATCGTTCGTGGTGGACGATAAGAAAGGACGGGGAAGTGTGCTCAGTGCCGCGTATCGGCTCGACATGAAAGTAAAAACAGCGAAGGAGGGCACGCGATTCCGCGTGTGGAGGCTATGATCCTTCTTACACCCTTTGGTGCTCCTACACCGGAAATGTATCTACCAAGGGCAAAATATTCCCATTGGGATGATTCTCTGATTTATTATTTTGAGTGCCCTTCTTGTAAATACAACGACATCCAACTAGATGCTAAATTTTGTGGGGGATGCGGAATTGCTATTCATGTAGAACTTTCCCCCGAAGAAGACCCGTTCCCCGAACCTCCTTGCTACTGAATGAAAACGCTTCCTACAACTAATGGCGGGAATGTTTGGATCGCAAGTTTCTGGGCATTTATGACGGCTCTCCAGTTCGGAGGAATAGGATGGGTTGTTGCGAAAGCTGGCCCTGTCCCAGTTTGGTATGATATTGTGTGCATTCCTTTACTTCTCTATGGAGGGTTGGCTACGATGCTGGACTTCACTTGTGAGGTAATCGGGAGAAGGGATTTACGTAGGCCATGACCCATTACACTTTCAACCGCTACCACCTCGGCGATAATCTTATTTTCCTTCACCTCCTGCGCGCCCTTGCGAAGCAGCGCCCCGATCATCTGTTCGTGCATTTTTGCAACGGGTGCCACATCGGACAACTAGTGGAAGTCGTGCAGGATTTGCCCAATATCATGTTGGCCGCGTTTGAGTCCCCGCTGTGGGGCCAGCACAAACACGAGGCGATCAATACTTGGAAGAACTGCGGTGCCACTGACACGAGGAAGGGGGAGCAGCAGAACTACGTCCCAGGATTTTGGGAGCTTTCCAAACACCGCTGGGACTGGAGTTCCTTCACCCTCGAACACCATGCGTTCATCGCCCACAAGATGGGGCTGGTTTCGCCCTTCTCGTGCCGGGAACATCTGTTGTTTGATTGGCCACTTTTACAGACTGGCTCAACTGGAGTGAAGTTTGACTTTTTGATCGTAAATTCGGAACCTTGTAGCGGGCAGTTTTCTCAAATGGCGCAGCACGAAAGCGGATATTTGGATGAACTGGCAAGAGCACTTTTGCAGTCTGGAAATTCTGTGTTTTTGACGAAACCCTTGAAAAATCCATGTTTCACAGATGCAGAAGTGTCCGCTCGTTGTTATCAGGGAGATAAAGCCACAAGCACGATTTCTTGGTGGGGTTACATCTCATCCCTTTGCAAGCATCATATCATGGTGGCCACTGGGCCGATGTGGCCAACCCTGAACACGCACAATCACCACAACCACGAAGGCCGGAAACGCATCGTCTTGCTCGACAATTCGGAACATCTCAACATGCCGCACATCCTGCAATTTACGGGAGTTGAACCTGTGATGGAACTGGCGAAAACGGAAGGGTGGGTCACATGACCGGAATGGAACCACTCGCCGCTTTTGCGGCAACAAATTCAGGAGCCTACGCTAAGGTGGACTACAAGACTGCTCTTTCCAACGCGATGGCCTCCTTCATATCCGATCCGCTCGCCCGATTGGTGGGATACGGACTGCTCAACGGAAAAGGATGCAATGGCACGGCGAAAAGTGTCCCGAACGAAAAGATTGTCGAAACCACGGTCGCAGAACATTTGATGTTCGGAATGGCACACGGGCTCGCGCTGGCTGGTCTCCGCCCTTTGGTTTTCTGTGAGCGCGCTGATTTCCTCGCCTGTGGTCTCTCCGCCATTAGTAACCACCTCGACAAAGCCCGTGAGATTTCGCGAGGCGTATTCAACCCCTGCGTGATCATCCGCGTCACGGTGGGCAACAGCAGGAAGCCCCTCTTTACGGGCGCGACCCACACCAGTGATGTGAGCGCGGCGATGAAGGCGCTGCTGAAGATGCCAGTTTACCAAGTCACGACTCCCGAAGAGGTCACTGCGGCCTACGAGCGCGCCATCATGGAGCAACGCGAGGGAATCGGTTCCTCGATGATTTTCGACTACAAGGATTTACTCTGATGATTTACGAGCCTGAAAGCAACTGGTTGATCCAGAATTTTCCAGAGATTTTCCACCCTGGGGGTTACGCGCATCCTCCCACTTACGTTGATCTAGGAGCTTCACATCCAGTCAATAAATCGTTGACGTGTTTTGCGAGAGACTGGGATTGGCGCGGCCTAGCCATCGACGGCAACGCGGACTACTTCAAAGACTGGCAGTCCGCAGGCTTCGGACACCATTTCGTCTGCGCCATCCTCTCCGACCAACCGACAGCGCGCTTCGCCATCCATGATAATAGTTTTACTTCTCGAATCGCTGAGGCTGGCCAAGAACAGCCTGAAAAGTGGGGCATCAACCGGATTATTGAGGGGAAGGTGCAACCGCTGAACGAGATTCTGGCCGCTCACGACATCGGGAAAATCCATCTCCTTACGGTCGATTTGGAAGGTATGGAGTATGCCGTTCTGAAAACGCTCGACTGGAAAAAGCACTCACCGTCCTTCGTGATTGCCGAGTTCAATACGGCAGGGACGGGGGTTGATCCGAGCGTGTGCAACCTGTTGATCGGGTTGGAATACGAGCTTCTTCACATGAATGAATCCAATCTTATTTTTCGACGGAAATGACTGCTACCTCTCCACTATTCACTAAAGAAGAATCCGAGTTTCTTCAATCCCAAAAAATCGCAGACGTGATGAAGATCGTCGCGGGTCGCCCAATTCCAGCACCAAATGGGTGGGGTGATTGTGAGATTTGTGGCGCGTGGAAATTCCGAGACAAAATTCGGCTTCTCCTTGCCGCCCGAAGCGCGGAAAACGCGGTTGAACTTTTCAATCACACATTGGAGGAGCTTACAGAAAAATGAGCCACCGTGCCGCCGTCCTTACAAAACTGAATTCCCCACTAGAAGTGTGGGAGATGGATCATTGTGTATGGGGTGATTCGCGAACCTGCGCAGCGGGACAAGTTCGCGTGGAGATGATTTGTTCGGGAATCTGCGGGAGCCAGTTGCAGGAGATTCAGGGGAACAAGGGGAACGGCGGGTTCTTGCCACATCTACTCGGTCATGAGGGTGCGGGCATCGTGCGTGAGGTCGGCCCCGGAGTGAGCGTTCAGATGATCGGAAGGAAGGTTGTGCTCCATTGGCGCAAGGGCGATGGCCCCGAAGCCTTCGCAACAGCCCGCTACGACACGCCGAATCATCGCAGCAGCATCGGCGGCGGTCACGTCACCACGCTGACGGAAAGCGCCGTTGTGAGCGCGAACCGCGTCACGGTCGTGCCTGACGATGTTCCGGTAGAATTGTGCGCGCTTCTGGGATGCGGGCTTTCCACGGCGCTTGGGACGATTGAGCAGGAGGCCAAGGTGAAGTTTGGGGAGAGCGTTCTGATCGTTGGATGCGGAGGCGTTGGACTGAATCTTATCGCATCTGCGAAGCTGTCGCAGGCGTTTCCTGTTTTCTCCACCGACATCCACGACAAAGACAAATCAGCGCGTGAGATGGGTGCAGATTCGTTCACCATGATTGGGCGTGATGACATAGCACGATCCATGTCTTATTACGATTTTGCTCTGAAGGGGTTCGACGTGATCATAGACACATCTGGCTCTATCGACGCCATCCAGCAAGCGATGCCCCTGCTTGCGGATGGTGGAAGATTCGTAATGGTCGGCCAGCCAAAGCCCGGCGAATCCTTCCGCGTGGATAACGCGCTGAATCTCTTTCACGGCGAGCAAGGAAAACGCATCATTGCCACGCAAGGTGGAGGTTTTCGACCAAGCCGCGACATCGCGCGTTACGTCCAGCTTTGGCGCAGTGGAGCGTTGAACTTGGACGGAGTGATCAGCCACCGATTTTCTTTGGAGAAGATCAACGACGCCATCGACCTCGTGCGCGCGGGGCAGGCGGGAAGAATTTTAATCGAGTTTTCCAAATGACTACCACACCTCAAAAGGTTACTTTTACGATCGACTCGTCATTCACTTGCCGGGGATACACTTGGGAAATTGAAGGCAAAGGAGAAGTGGCGAACCACATGGTTTGTCGCGCGCGGAATTTGGAAGATGCTATTGCTATCCTGCTGGAACGTCAGCGATTCGAGAAAGGCATGGAGGAGGTTAGGGAATGAACACAGGTCACACTATCGAAAGTCTGCGCGCCTTTGAGGCGAAAATCCAGTCCGCGTGGGAATGTGGAGAACTGCCCTCCCTGATTCATTTGTGCGGCGGGAATGAGCAGCAACTTCTTGAAATCTTTGAGCAGATTCAGCCGGAAGACTGGATTTTTATTTCCCATCGGGGGCACTACCACTGCCTCCTCAAAGGCATGAGCGAGGAGAAGCTGGAATCCTTCATCCGCTCCGACCGCAGCATGTTTATCTTCGACAAAGAGCTTCGCATCTACCAATCGGCCATCCTTGGTGGATGTGTGGCGATTGCTACGGGGGTTGCGTGGGCGATCAAGGACGCAGGCGGAACGGAGAAAGTGTGGTGCTTCCAAGGAGACGGAGCGACGGACAACGGGCATCTCTACGAAGCGGCGATGTACGCCACTGGGCACGATCTCCCGGTCGTTTTTGTGATTGAGAACAACGAGCGACAGGTAGATACTTCCATTGATGTGCGGAGAGGCCCCCGGCACCGTGCGTTCGGGATGGTGTCTCCCAAGATTCGAGAATATTTTTATCAGCACTCTTGGCCCCATGCCGGAAGCGGCTCTAAGCACCTCATCGAATTTCAACGTAAAACTCCACTCAAATGACCACCAAAACATACATCCCACTCGGCTCCAAACTTCTCGTCCAGCTTCCAGGCAAGGACGAATCCAGCATTCTCGAACTGCCGGAAGGCGTGCGCAAGCCTGGGCCGATGACCGCGAAAGTTCTCGCCGTGGGCGGCGCGGTCAACGACCAGCAGTTCACCGTGAACGTGGGGGACACCGTGGTGTTGTCCATCACGCCCGTGTGCCTGATCGCACTGAATAAGGAAGAACGGTTGATCTTCATCGAACGCTGCGACGTGGCGGGCATTGAGATTGAACGTCCTGAACCCGTGAAGGAGCACGTCGAAAAATGAGCAAGACGCTAATTGGAATCGTGAGCTATGGGGGTATCGACTTTTTGAAGCTGGCCTTGGAAAGCCTCAAAGGGCAATCCACCAACGCCGAAGTGTGCGTGATCATTGCTGATCCGCTCGATGAACAGATGGCGAAGTTTCTGATGCGGGAGGACTATCTTCACATCTACAATGAAGAGAATTATGGGTTCCCCGCCAGCGTCAACGACTTGCTGGACGCTGCTTTTACGGCAAATTTCCCCCAAGGGAGGATGATCCGATGGGCACAAGACGCTCCAATTGGGACTTACGACAACCTCATCATCATGGGCAACGACGTGGTGGCCATGCCGGGAGCCATCGACGCGATGATCAAAACTGCCGATGAGACGGACTACGAGATGATCTGCGGCAGTGAGTTCAACAGCCGCTTTCTCGTGGACAATTACGCGGAGGCACGGCAATTCTTCCACGGGGATAATCTTATTTTCACGGACTTCAACGCGCGCCCGTGGGAGTTGCATACGGAACGGCGGAGTGGCATCGAACCGGGAGCGCGGAAAGATATTCGCAACTTCACTCTGTTCAAGCGCAGTGCGTTCGAGAAGGTGGGATACGCGGACGTATCCTTCTGGCCGAATGGCTACTACGAGGACAATCAGTATTGCGACCGCTGCGACCATCTGGGCGTCTCGGCGTGCGGGTTGCTCGATAGCCCCTTCTTTCACTTTTGGAGCCGTACCATCAATCAGGGTGAGAGCCGCCCTCATGGTGTCTACTTTGGCCGGAACCACGAGCATTATGAAGCGTGGAAACGGAATCCCGTGTGGAAGATTGAAAGTCGCGACGGGGAAGCGGAGAAAATCAATCATTGGAGGAGCCTATGACTGGGTTCCAAGATACCTCCGTAATTCGCTGGGTTCTTCCTGAGAAGAAGCCGATGTATCTTGCTTTAGGAAGTCCGCAGGCAGAGATTTTTGGAAAAGAGGGATGGATAGAATACCAAGACCCACCTACGAGTTTTACTGCCAATGGTAAGCCCTACATTTTTGGGGGAGTAACATTTGAAGTGAAGGGCGGGAAAGATGATGGCTTAGTTTTTATCCACGGGAAAGATTTGGAAGGGGTTTGGGTGTGGGTAAATTCTCAAACGGGGGAGGAAGACCACACACTATGATCCCGAAAATTTGCCACCAAATCTGGCTCGGTCCCAATCCGATCCCTGAACGCGAGCGCGCGTGGTGCGAGCAAACCGCCAAACTGAACGCGGGAAGTTGGAAACACCAGCTTCACGGCAATGAGCTTTTGGAAAAATACGGGCAGGATACCTACGTGCGCCACATGGTCAGCAAGGGGGAGAAGATCGCCTTTCTGACGGACAGATTGCGTGTGCTCCTGCTGCGCGATCACGGTGGGGTCTATATCGACGCGGATGCCGAGCCTCTGAAGCCTCTCGACTCGATCCCCGTATGGGACATGCCACACATGGATTTTGTCGCTGGGCTGCGTAGCCCTGGGAGACGGGATGTGGCGCTTCACCGCGCCGTGCCTCTCGTGGATAATACCTTTATGGGTTCCGCGCAGCAGGGGCGCATGATTCACCGTATCGCGGCGCTCTGGACGCCGGAACAGGTCAACGGGCAGAACACCATGATCAATGGAGCCAGCACGGGGAAGTGTGTCATCGAGCACGCGAGTTGGGATACTTGCTTTCTAAATCACAGGTTTGTATATTGTACGCAGATTTTTCCTGAATCGTTGCTCTCTCACGACATCGGGAATCTCGGCAGTTGGACGACAAAAAAACCCTGACTATGGCCAAAATCAAAAATCGCAGCATGGTGCCGTCAATCCAAATTGTATGGAGGAACAGTCGGGGGATCGTGGAGTGGAAAACTTCAACCGAGACGTTCGGAAATTGGGTCGCCAAGGTTTGGACGTTCTGCGATGGAAACGGGATTGAACGACCAACCGAGGACGCCTTGGACGAGCTTGCCTGCCAACAGTTCCCCCGGTGGGTTTGCACGGGGGATACCAACTTTCATGCTCCGCCTATGCGGAGGGCTTCTACGGGCGGCTGCTCATCCTGCGGCGGAAGACGGAAATGAACGCTCACTTCTACATTCGCCTCGCGCTGGGATGCCTCGTCATCGTGGGCATCTGGACGCTGTTCGAGAAGGACATGTTGCTGGACAAGGTGGGGGATTACCTCGTGAAGCAGCTTCCAAAATGGGTGACTTTCCCGCTGTTTGAGTGCCCTATCTGCATGAGTAGCGTCCACGGAACATGGATTTGGTTCATCACAAATGGTGAATGGACAGGCTGGCCAATCTTCTGTATTGCTCTCTGTGGCGCGATGAAGATTATAGCCCATAACCTCCTGAGATAATGATCGACTACCCTTTATCACAACCCATTCCTGAACCAGAAGTTGAATACAGGAAAAGCTACTTGGAACACAAGGTTCATAAGCTGGGGAACGACTGTGGGTGCTGGCTTTGGGATGGTATTGAATACCGGGGCTACGGGAAAATGAGGCTCGGAAATAAAAGTCTTTTTGCTCATCGGGTTTCTTACGCTCTCTACAAAGGGGTGATACCTGACGGAATAATCGTAAGGCATACTTGCGATACCCCTTTGTGTGTGAACCCCAACCATCTGATTTTGGGGACACAGAAAGACAACCGCCAAGATGCAGTTTTACGTGGGAGGCTGAACAAAAAGCCCAATAAGAGAAACTACGAGAGGGGCGAGAACCATTGGATGCGCAGGAATCCTGAGCGAATTTTAAGGGGTGAAGCGAAAGGAAACGCAAAGCTCGATGATGAGCGTGTTCGCGCCATTCGTGTAATGCACGCGGGGGGCATGAAACTTCGGGAGATCGCCCCGATTGTGAATGTGGCAAAAAGCACCGTTTGGCTTGTAGTAACGGGAAGATATTGGGGACACGTAAAATGAAAACACCAGAAGACGAAAGCAGCGGAATGTCTGTGCGCACGATCAGCGCAGATGGAAAAGCCCCGAAGCGGAGGGTTCCTTCGACAACTGCTGCTTATTCAGCCTATACCACCATCCGAAACGCCAACATTCGGAGAGATGCACGATTCGGAGATATTCAGTGTATCTATAACGGCTGGCCACCTACCAACCCTTCTGTGTTGGAACGGAATGGCACGAGCGACATGCCAAATTTGAACACCAAGCAGTTCACCAGTAAGGTTGGGACATATACCGCGACGTGGACCGCACTGGCTGCACAGGGTGACGGCTACGTGGAGATTCAGGCAGATCACGAAGACTCCATGGAGGCGGAACGTCGGAGCAAGGTGATGACGGAAGGGATGAACCGCGCCATCCGCATGTGGGATAATCCTGACTACGCAAATGGGAATCAATACATTCTGGAGACCGCTGCGCGGGACACCCAGATGGGGCTTTTCGGAATTGGGATGTGTTTCTTCACTGACCCCATTGACTTTCGCTTTCGCATGATCCCGACGCGGAGGGTGCTCGTCCCCGATGGCACGCGCCTCTGTCTGGACAACTGCCCTGCCATTTTCATTGAGGACACCATTTCCGTCACCGATCTGTACGCGAAACGGAAGATGCCAGGATGGAATGAAGACGCCATCCTGAAGAACCTCTACGACCGTGTGGAGATGATGACACAGAGCACTCACAATGGCCCCACCTACGCGGAGTGGGTGAACCGTCTGCGGGACAACGACACCCAGATTCTCAGCGACTTCCTCCCCATCCGAATTGTCCACATGTTCGTGAAGGAGTTCGACGGGACGATCACGCAATCCACCTTCACCGATCTTTATCTCACCACGGGCACGGACGCGAAAACGAAGACCAAATACGACAAACACGACAAGGACAAATACGACCGCGACGGGGAGTGCTTCATCTACGACAAGATGAAGGTGGGCGACCGTTGGCAGCAGATCGTTATCCCGTTCGCGGACAACGCGGGAGCCGAGTGCGACTACCATGGGGTGAAAGGCTTCGGGGATTTGATTTTCGACGGGTGTCATCTCACCAACCTGATGTTTAATCGCGCGGCCACGGCGGCGATCATGCGGAACACTCTGATGTTCAAAGGCAACTCGGAAGCCGACATCCAGAAGATGGATCAGATCGTCATCACGAACTTCGGGATCATGGCGAGTGGCCTCGAACTGGAGCAGCAGAACTTCAATGCAGACCCCGAATCCGCGCTCCAGATCGTCGCGGTGGGAAACCAGATGATTTCGGAGAACACCCGTATCTCCCCGCAGAACGAAAAGACGACCACAGGCGAGCAGCCTACCGCCACACAGGTCAACGCGGATCGCGCGGATCGCGCGCAGTTCACCACGCTCCAAATTGCCATCTACCGCGCCGTGGGGCTGGACGTGCTGTTCTGCGAGATGCACCGCCGCCTGTCACAGCCAGAGTCCAAATATCCTGAGTCATGGGGCGGTGGGAAAGTCGCAAAGTGGTTTCGTGAATACTGCAAAGACAGGGGGATTCCCGAAGAGGATTTGGTGAAGGTCAAAACCGTCCGCGCCAACCGGAACATCGGTAGCGGGGACATGAGCCTCGACCTGTTCAAAGCAGATCAACTGATGAGCGTGGCAACTCCAGGCAAAGGCCAGTTGAATGCTCGCCGGGAGAAGGTCATCGCGCTGAAAGGTGTGGAGATGGTGGATGCCTTCATTGAGCCAGAACCCCAGCCTTCTCCTGTGGATGCGCAGATTACCTCAGAAAATGATTTCATCCAGCTAGGGCAACCTCCTACAGCTTACGGATGGCAGGAGCAAGAGAAGCATGTCACCGGACACCTTGAATTGCTCTCGCAAGCAGCACAGGCGACAGCCGAGATTCAGGAACAAGGCATCAATCCGCAGAACTTGGAGGGGGCCAAGAAGCTCTCCAACCTCCTCGCCGCAGGTATCCAGCACGTTGAGCAGCACGTTCAACTGATGTCCGAAGTTCCCCGCACCGACAAACGTCCTGCGCTCCACGAACAGTTCATCAAAGAAACGGCGAAGCAGTTGAACAATCTCCAGCAGTTGGAACAGGCGATTTCCGAGGACATCCAGAAGGCCGATGTGCAGGCACAACCGCAAGCCTCGCCTGAGATGATGAAGGCACAGCAGGAGATGCAGCTTCGCGCGGCGGAGCACGAGCAGACGATGCAGTTCAACGCGGAGAACCACCAGCAGAAGTTGGGGAACCTCGCTGTCACGACGGCGGCACGCACGGAGTCCGCGACCCACAAACACATGCTGCAAGCAGACATGGACGCGCAGCGGACGCAGCAGGAGCTTGCCAAGAATGACTTGGCTACCAGCCAAGAGATGCTGACCCAGCACGCGAAAACTCAGCAGGAACTTCAGGCGAACGCCGCGTTGACCGCGCAGAAGATTGCCGACCAGAAGAAGCTCGCTGAATCGAAACCGAAACCCATTACCAAACCGAACAAAAAAGAATGACCGCCAAAGACCTGCGCGCCCGCGAGGGCATGATCGATATGCTGCGAAGCGACAACTTCCGCGTGTTGCTCGCCTTTTTTATGGAGGAATGCCCGCATGTCGGGCGAGACATCACCGACGCCACCTCCATTGTCCGTAACGAGGGAAAGGTGCAAGGCTATTTCGGACTGCTTCGCGACATGCGGACAATCCACATTTCACCCCCTGAACCCGAAAAGAGTGACGCCCCGAAGCGCCTCTACCAAGACCCTTTTGAGGCACAAAATCTGAACCGACCACAACAATGAGCACCGCAACCGCCGAACAACTCGAAGTCAAAACCACTCCCGAACCCACGCCGGAACAAGTGAAGGCCGAGCAGATGGCTGCTTCCATCCTGCGCCCCGGCGTCGTGAAGGAGGGTGTTACCATCGTCCCGCCGCTGGCAAAAAAGGAGCCTGTGAAGGAGGAACCGAAGACGGAGGCAAAAGCTCCCGTCGTTCCTGACAAGCCTCTCTCGGACAAGGAAATCAACTTGGGCGAGCTCCGGAAAGCCCGTGAGGCGGCGGAAGCCACGCTGAAGGAACGCGAGGCGGAACTGGCGAAAGCTCGTGAAGAGTTCGAGACTTTCAAGAAAAACCCCATTCCGAAGGAGTTTGAGGAGAAGCTGACGACGGCGGAGAAACGGGCGCAGGAGTTCCAGCGGGAGCTTCAGGCTGCCGCCTTGGGGCGCGATCCCGACTTCCAGAAACGCTTCAACGTTCCGATCCAACAGAACCTAGACATCATTTCTTCTGTCCTCGTGAACAATGGCGTGGACAAGGCGGAAGTCGCGCAGATGATCAACCAGTGGGATGAAAACCGGATGGCGGAGACGGCGGACGGCCTGCCTCCCGCTGCGCGGTTGAAGGTCACGGCGGCGATGATGGAAGCCATTCGGCTGGACAACCAGAAGCAGCAGGAAATCCAGCACGCGGATCAGACGTTCGCAGAGATGCAAAAACAACGCCAGCAGGCGCAGGAACAAAGTCAGCAGGAGCATCTCAAAAGTCTCCAGAAAGACCGCGATTTCGTGCTGGCCAAGTTCGGGGAGAACGAGATTTTCAAAGCGGACGAGGAAGTGCGCAAGCAAACCCAGGAAATGCTGGACAGTGTGATCGGGGTGAACGGGAACAAGATGCCCGCTTCCAATGTGCTCACCATCTTGGGCAGCACCTTCCTCGCGGCCAAGCAACTGGAGAAGACCATTGCGGAGAAAACGGAGATGGCGTCCAAGCTGGAAGCTGCCGAGAAAAAGATCGCGGATCAGGAAGAGTTTATCAAAAGCGTCCAGAGCGGGATTCCCGTTCCCAACCCCACTTCCGGTGCTCCTGCGGGAGGAGATGTGAATGCATTGGTGAATAGCATTCTGAAGCCTAGGGTGCGGGCTTAGAAAAAAGTATTTGACATATGCGGGATAATTCGATTATCCCTCTCGCACAGCAACGAATAGCGTAGGTCGCAAATCGAACCAGCGACCGATCTTTTCTGAAAGTTATCCCACCCGCATTAGGGCTAGGGGAGGAGCGGTTCTCCCAATAACGGAAGGAAGTAGATAAGGGCCGGAAGTCGCATCCCGGTGGTAAAACCAAAACCCTTAGTCTCTACTTCCATGTCTGAATCCGTAATCAATTCCATCGGCTGCGCCGCCGACATCAGCAACCACTTTTCGGTCGCCCAGCACTTCCTCGAACCCATCCGCAAAGCCCTCAATGGTCGCGTGGGCAGTTGGGAAGGCATGATCCCTGACGGTGGCCGATTCCCGGTTGGCTCCGGTTTCGCCGCCCGCGTTACCACGCTTGCCCAACAGCGTCTCGGCTACCAGGACTTGAACCTGTGGCAAGACATGGTGGGTCTCCAGACGGATTGCGCTGTGACCTGCGATCCGCCCGTGAAGGTGTTGAACCCAGGCAACGCGAATCACCAATGGTATCGGTTGATGAACGTCAGCTACAACACGCAGCCCTACTGCCTGGAAAGCATGTTCTCGGCGGCGTTCGATCTCGAACAGCAGATCGCCCAAATCTTCAAGGACTTGTTCATGGTCCGTGCGGACGTGATGGACGAGTTCAACCGTAACAACGAGGTCGGCCTCTCCGCGTTCCGCTGGATGGGCTACGATCCGGCTTCTGCGGCCCAAAGCCCCAACCTCCTGCAAAACCAGTGGCAGTTTGCCACCGACGCGAACGGGAACGTGGACACCACGTATATCATTCTCGCGCCCACGGTGAACCCCGACAACATCGCGCTGCCTTCCAGCGACATCCTCAACCGGATTCGCAACTACGGCATCCCGATGGGCACCTTCCCCGAGGAAGGCACCATTCGTGTGGTCACGGACTACGAGACCTTCTCGAACATCCCGCTGTATGACACCAATCGCCGGGAGGACAACCGCTTTCGGATGCCGTCGCAGCTTGACCCGTCGTATGTCGCGACCACGAGCTACGCGGGCTACAACCTGAAGAATGACATCTTCATGCTCCGCTACAACTGGACGACCAGCGATCCGGCTTACCCGAACGGGGTGCTGAAGCGTGTTTACCAGTGGAGCAATCAGGCGATCTCGGAAGGCTGCTTCAGCCAGACGAGCCAAGCCTACATCGACGCAGACTTCTGCCTCATCATCCCGTGGAGCGATGCGGACCCGGTGTTCCAGCTTCAGAACGGCGAACAGCCGCTTTCGGCGGGTTCCGGCGTCAACTTCGCGGCCACCGCCTCCCCGTGGAACGGTGAATGGCGTTGGGTGAACGAGGTCAACGAAGTGACCCCGTGCAACCAAGACCGGAACAAGGGCTACTGGCGCATGGTGCTCAAAAAGGCCGCGAAGCCCATCGCCTTTGGCCAACGTGGGCACGTCCTCCTTTCGCGGAGGTTCCCCCTCCGTGGCGTCACGCGCTCGTGCGCTACGCTCCAGCCCTACCCGACTGCGGGTTCTCCGGACTGCACGAACAACTGTCCGGCCCAAGACTTCTACCCGCCCGCGCTCGTGGAACGCTATACGTGCGGAGGCTGGAACAGCGCCGGAACCTGCGCGCTCTGATTCGCGGTCAGTCGGTCATCACTCCCCGTCGTGTTCGGCGGCGGGGAGTGCGGCCTCAACTAATACAAAATTATGGGCCAACCAACCTGCAACCCTTGGATTGCGAATACCATTCGCCAGTCCGACCAACTCTCCGCCCGTCGCCAGAATAGTGCGAAGGCATCGACTTACGAACTGCCGGACGAGACGTTCTTGGCGGCCGTTATTGATGCCCTTCAGCGCCTTGCGGTCAAAGGCGTGACGGGCTTCCAGAACATCACCACCTACAACAACTGCGATGGTGAGCGCACGGCGCACGACGCCAACGTGCAGTTCATGCAAGTCAGTTTGCCCATCCAGACGGCCACCACGCAGCAGAAGCAGCAAATCCTGTGGCAGTTGGCCAGTGCGCTCTGCGCGAACGCCGCCTAAAATGACATGCAGGAAATCCCAACATGCGAATGTGTAGCGGCACTTCCGCTTGAGGGAAAGTTCGACGCCATCTATTGCGCGCTGCTCTCCAAAATCACCAATCCAGTGGACTTGCCAACCTGCCAATGTGTTCGAGGACTTCCGCTGAACGGGAAGCTGGATGCGATCTTCTGCGCGATTCTCCAGCTTGATGGGGGTGGAGGTGGAGAGATTACGCTGAGTCAGATCAGCGATTTGGATGCCTCGTGGATTACACCACTTCAGTCGCCATTGGCAAACTTCTCCGTCACCGCCTCGCAGATCAGTGATGCGACTGCCGCAGGACTGTCGCTCATCACCTTGGGAGTCCCAGTCAATGATTCGGTGATCATTATTTCTGGTGGATCGGGCTCCGCGAATAATGCGGAAGCTCCAGCTCTTGGAGAATTTCTTACCTTTGGAGATGCTCCTTATACTGGAACGGTCGCTGGAGCAGCCGCTAATGACGTGGTGAATGGCCTGATTACCGCATGACCCTCCTCTCCGACATCACCGTTAGCGACATGACCGCGATCATCAGCGCCATCGCCGCAGGTGTCGTGTTGATCATCAGCGCCGTGGTGACGGGGATAATCCAGATTCGGAACAGCCAGAAAGTGACGGACGGGAAGCTCGATGTCATCCATGACGCCACCAACGGGAATTGGACGAAAGCTACGGAGAGAATCGCCGCCTTGGAAAAACTGATTCAGGAGAAGGATGAACTGGCGATCAGAACGGCAGAGGAGAAGAAATAATTTTATGCCCCCGACCAACCTTCACCCGCGCTGCGTTACACGTAAATGCACGCTCCTTATAAACTACCAAAATTACCACTCATGACCGTTCGCCGTCGCAACGATGATGGGGACGAGGTTCAGGTCACAGTCAGCCGGAAACTGATCTACGGGGTTGTCGCCCTGATCGCTTCTGGGACACCTCCTGGGCAGGCGTTTCTCGCCATCTGTGGGCTGAAAAGCCCTGCTGCGCAGGAGGTCAACGATGTCCAAAAGACCGCCGATTCCATCCGCACGGACATCGCACTTGTCAAAAGCGATGTGGCTTCCCTGAAGTCCGATGTGGCGGCGGTCAAGACCAAGCAGGACAACTTCGAGATTCGGTTCACCGGATTCCAGATCGACTTCGACAAATACAAAACCAAGACACCTTTGTGATTGTGCTTTTTATCAATCTCTCGTAAACAAGCCCCATGAGTCTCTGCTGCCCATGTCCCGGTTGTGGATGTAACAACGGAAGTTGCGGGTGCAACTACACGGTGAACATCGAGTCGCTGGACGGCTCGGCTGACTCCTACCAGAACATCAACCTCGTTGGGATCGGGGTGTTGGACAGCGCGGCAAACGGGGTGGTGAACTTCCGTGGAGTGGCCAGCGCGAACGCCGCGCTCCAAGTTTCTCTCGATAATACCAACCATACCGTTCTCCTCACAGTGGACGTGGCCGCGATCACCGCTGCCATCCCGCAGGCGACCACCACGGTGGCAGGCATCGGGGAGACGGCAACCGACGCGGAGGCTTTGGCCAAGGCGTCCATCGTGACCTTCCTCACACCGAGCAACCTTGCGGCACTTGGTTCCACCAGCACGTTTGCGGGCCTTGTGGAGCTTGCTACTAATGCGGAAGCTCTTGCTGGCGTTTCTACTACGCTGGCGATCACTCCGGCAAATCTGACTGCCGTCACCTCAACCCTTGGAACGACTACGACCTTCGCGGATGCGGTTGCGCGTGCTGCGACTGTCCCGGCGTTTGAGGGTCAGTTCGGCGGCCAACTGGATACCAATATCCCCTACTACGCCACTGGAGCGGGGGCAGGGAATTGGGCGCAAATCATTATCGCCGGGGACACGAACAACATCGTGGCCGGAACCGCGTTCAATCTGCTCACGGGATCAACCATGACGTTTGCCAGTGATGGAACTGGAACGTACGCTTTCAGTTCCACTCCGATCACATATAGCCTTTGCCCCGTCCTATTTTCGAACGGTTCCGTGGACTTCACCACGGTTGATCTGAATATTGGCGGTGGTCCCGCAGGCGCGAACCAGTTGATGACCACGGACGGGGCAGGAGAGATTGCTGTTCAACCCATTACGGATTTCCTCAGCATCAACAACCTAGACGCGGGATGGACAGGATTCACTAATAGCACCGTTCGGAAGACAGGAGATTGCAACACGATCACTCTGCCGCAACTGGCGCAAGTCGTGGACACCCTGATTCAAACCCTCGGAACCAGCATGCTCTTGCCTACCCCATAATATGTCCTGCTCCTGCGGCCAATCAAATTGTCAGTGCAACAGTAGCCCGTGCGCGCCAGCTAATTCTGCTTACCAAGCGGCGTGCACTGATCCCGGCAGCGTGAACGCTGGGGCGTATGTGAGCGTGAGGGATAATCAGTTTTGTGAACGTCGCCTTCTCAATGCTCCCGGCACATTGGTCGCGCGGCAGAATGGCAGCGGAGGATGGGAAATCGTTTTCACAAACGAACCCGTCTTCGATCTCACGTCCTTTCAGGCGGTCATCAATCAGCCTTTTGGTGACTTCGTGGTGGAGGGTTCTGACGGGATTCTCCGTTACATGCTCGCTCCGGCGCAAGCGGGGTTGGTTCCGACCACCCTTGCCAATGGCGACGTGGTATGGGCGGTTCCTCCGTCCCCGACTGTGCCCGATCCGCTGACCATCACGACGATCAACGCAACGAACGCGAATTTCGCGAACCTGATCGTCACGGGAGCGACTCCTCAGTTCACTGGATTGTCCACTGGAGTGGCGACATTCGCCTTGGGGCTTAACGCTACCAACCAACTGATCAAACTCGATCCAAACACCACCACACCGCAGAGCGTAACGTTTTTTGAGGCTCCGACTTCGCCCTCTGCGACGACCCCTAACTCGGGCGCGACAGCGGGTTCCCTGCTCATTATTGGCAACGAGACGGACAGCAGCACGACAGTTGGTGCACTGATCAGCGTGACGACCAGCCAGACGCTGACCGTGGTGTTGGCGGGTTATTACAATCTCGATTGGTGCGGCGGGGCGGTGATGAACGCCAACACAGGGGGAACCCCGTCCATCCAGCTTCTGATAAACGGAGTCATCGTGAACAACGGGAGCACGCGCGCAGGTCCTGCCGGGACGCCCAACCGAACCGCACTATCGATGTCTGGTATCCACGGGCGAAGGCTACCGGTGGGCACGACAATTCAACTCCAATTGGCGGCGGGTTCTGGCAGTAATTTGAGCCTCTACGAAGTGCGCCTTCGCGCAACCAGATTGGGGGCGTAACGATGCCCGGGGAACCCGTCTATGATGGATTCGCGCAGTTGCGGGGAGTGGCGGGGGGCTCTGCTGACTCCGTGCCGAACGGCTACGCGCACCAAGCGAGTAATCGGTTTTTCCGTGAAGATTACAACCGTGCCCGTCCGATGATCAACGAGATCACGCTGACGTTCGACAGTGAGGAGAACCGCGTGTGGTTCCAAGGCGCGAATGGGCAAGGCGCGACTTTTTATACGGCCTTTCCTCGTGGAACGCCAAAGCTCGTTGCTTCGTTGGGCGGGCGCATTTTCACCATCGAGATTCAAGGGCGAACGGGCATCGTGACCCAACTGTTCGACGGGAACTCCCGGCAATTTCTCAACGCGTGGTTCGGGCAAGGATTCCAATGGCTCGTGGTGCAGGATGGCATCCACGCGCCCGTGCTGTGGGATGGAACGGCTCCCGCACGCCGCAGCGATTTAGCCAAGAATGAAGTCCCCATCGGATCGGTGATGACGTTCATCCATGGTCGGTTCGTCATGGCGACGGCAGACGGTTACAACACCATTCGGATCAGCGAGATCGTCTTTGCCAATACCAACGCTAATCGGGATGACATTCTGCTATTCCCACCGGAACTTCCGTCGTACGACATCGCGGCGAACCTTGGTGATGTGATGGGGCTTTACGCCATGCCGTTCCTCGACACGGGGACAGGCCAGAATGAACTTGTCGCCGCTTGCACGGGCGGCTTCACCTCCTTCAACTTCAGTGGGGAGGAATCGACTTTCCTTGGCCCCATCCAGAAGATCGCCCTGATCGGGGATGGACTGGTTTCCAGCCACGGTTACAGCGGACTCAATGGGGATATGTTCTTCCGCTCGCAGTCGGGGATCAACACCTACCGGAATGCCCGCATCGAGTATAGTCAGCGATGGAACCAAACCCCGATCAGCCGCGAGGTGAACTACTGGCTGAAGCCGGATCGCACCGATCTTCTCCAGTTCATCCCGCAAGTCAGTTGGCAGAACATGGTGATCACGGGATGCTCACCACTCACCGCGCCCCCGAACAATCCCGGCTTCGGCTACCATCGTTTCTGCCGGGGCATGGTGGTGTTCGACGCCGACTCCATGAGCACCGCAGGGCGTGACGGAACTCCGGTGTGGCATGGCCAGTGGAGCGGGATTCGCCCGTGGGCGTTTGCCCAAGGCATCATCCAAAACTCCAATCGGTGCTTCGCCTTCAGTTACGACCGGGATGGGAAAAACCGGCTTTACGAGTTCACGCTTCAGCAGGGCGACGACGTGTTCGAGACCCAGCCGCGCAAGATTCAGTCTTTCTTCACCTCGGGAATGCTGGGACAGGTGGAGGCGCGCACCAGCGCGTTTGCCCCCAAGCGGTTCACGGGAGGTGTCATGGAACTTTCAGGCATCTTGTCCGAAGCCTCGTTCACCGTGCAATATCGCCCCGATGGGGTGGCTTGCTGGGTGAACGTGGATGAGGGAAACCCCGGCTGCGCGTGCCCCGTGCGCACGGGCGAATGTCCGCCGCTCACCGCGATGCCTCAATGGTCACGGAAGTATTTCCAGCAAATCAATGACGGCTGTGTGCCGGGGACGACGCAGCCCGCGAACGTGTTTCACCATTGTCAGGTGCGGGTCAATGCCCTTGGGAGCTTCACGGTGGACAGGCTGAACATCCGCATGGAGGTTCGTCCCGATGGCCAGTTGGCGGAGTGCCTTGGGAACAACTGCGCCCCGATTGATTGTTGTCCAGCGGCGGAGGACTACAGCTACCACATCGCGCCCGCAGGAACGAACACGGAGATTCCGGTCATCCCCGGCAGCGGGCCAACGAGCTATCTCGCCACGCGCGCCGTGCGACTGTGCTGCCCCGATGGCACCACTTGCGTGACGGCCTACGGGCAAGGACAGAGTGCCGTCAGTCAGCAGGACGCGGACACCAAGGCGCAAGCGTCAGCACAAGCGAACGCCGAGCAACAGCTTCAATGCACCGCCTGTGGAACCTCGGTGCTGGCAGACCAGTTCATCGACGGAGGGGTTATCGACTATAGCAGTTTCTTTGTGTCGGGGGAATATGTGCAGAACATCAATCAGCCATTCCGGCTCGTGGACGTAATCATTGACCAAGCCATCGCCAGCGGGATTGTCAACGCGACCGGGACGCTGGAGACATTTCAGACATTCACCTACGCTCATGGGTCTTTTGACCCGATGACGAACGTGTACAGCGATTCAGGCGGCGGCAGTACCAGAATCGCGTTAGAAATTGGATGCGCTATCGGCGGAGAACAGACGTGGCCCGAAGTTGGTAACTACGGAACGTAGACAAAGCAAAAATTTCCTGATATACACTTTATCCCATGCCGAGTAACACGCAGATCATTCAAGCGATTACCGCTGAAACTGTTCCTCCAGACCGCCTGTGCGTGCGGGATGGACAGGATGTGGTGAACTTGGTGCAAGATTTCTGCGTAGTCGCCGGAACGACGCCCGAAGGCGGGGGAGGCAGTCAATCCGATTCCATCGCCCAACAGGCGCTCCAGCAATCCGCGATTGCCCTTTCGACGGCGCAAGCAGCGGTGGCCGCGATTCCGCAACGCCGCAGCAGTGGCACCCTGATTGCACTTGGAACGGGAGACCAGCTTGTGCCCATTGTTTGGTCGCCGGATATGCCGAGCGCAAACTACAACGTCAGCGTCACCATCTATGGAACTGACACGGCGGCAGCGGCGTTTTACGGCTACCGAGTGGTGGAGGGAACGCGCACGGTGAACAGTTGCCAAATTCGATTCGATAATATCCCTGCTAGTTCCAAGTTTTCCTGGATCATTGAAGACCTCGCCACCGCATGAAGACCCAGCGCACACTCGTCCGAGACCTGATCCCCTTGGTGGCTCCCAAGGTGCTGGACTCTGGCGTGAGCGTGTGCAGTGAGGAAGGTCGCCGGATCGTCGTGGAGAACATGAACTTGGCGTGTCAGGATATGCACCGCCGACTGGATTCAGAGGGAACACTTTTCGAGTGGTACAGTGATGCCAACCAAGGGTGTTTCGCTCTGCCACAGGAGTGCCGGGAAGCCCGTCAGATCGGAATCAACGGACTGCCTCTTCGCCAGCGCAGCGAGTTTTACATTGGCAAGGTCGCCACAGGCCAGTGCTTCGACGGATGCGGAGTTTGGGAGTGCCGGGACTTGGGGGATTTTTACATTCCACAATATCTCCCCAAGCGCCGGGGGATTCGGATTGCTCTGGTGGCCTTCGACGACGCGGACGCGGGAAAGGTCGTCGTGATCGAAGTCACCAACGAACATGGGGTTCCGGTGAAGGAAGAACTGACGCTCGTTGGTGGAGGGAACCCGGTCATCATGACTTCCGTCGCCTACGACGTGACCTATTTCAAAAAGCCGAAAACGCAGGGCGTGGTGAGCCTCCAGCTTCACTACGACGACGGGCAACGCTTTTATTTCTGCAACTACAATCCCGACACGGAGGAAGGGCTGTTTCGCCGGAAGCAACTGCCCCAACGGTTCTGGGGCTGCAACATCGTCCGCATCCTGGGAAAAACCCGTTACGTCCAGATTACCTCCGAAGACCAGATCGTGCCGTACAACGACCCACTGGCCGTAGGTGACGCGTGCGCCGCAATCGCGGCTTGGCGGCGCAATGACACCGAGCAATACACGGTGCTGATGACCAGCGCCTTGGAGAAACTGAAAGCGCAAATGCGGGATGCCGATAGCGCGAGCAACGTGAAACAGATCACCGTGCGCACCAACTTTGGAAATCCATCCTTCGCCGGGAACCATCGGCGGTGGTCTTAAGCTCATGATCTTTACCCTCAACATCCGTGACCAGTTTTGTGAACATGCGGAAGGCGTTCGCCAGAGCGCATTGGAATCCGGTTTTGGCACTTGGAAGCCCAACAAGGGAGAAGTCGGTAGCTCCAACTACGAGGGCATGAACTTCTATGGGGCGCATGGCATCATGCTCCGTTCGCTCAGTGCCGCCCTTGGAGGACTGCACATTTTCCCAAACTCGATGTTCTTCCGCATCACGACGCCGGGAACCGAGCAGGCCTACATCCACAGCGACCGCGAGATGGGCGACTGGACGTGCCTTGTTTATCTCAGCAAACACGAGGACGTGAGCGGAACAGCTTTCTACCGCCACAAGCCCACGGGCTTACTGGAGATGCCTTCCATGGAAGACATGAAAGCTGCCGGGGTGCTGGAATCATTCGGTAAGGACATGGTGACACGCGATCCTGAAAAGTGGGAGCAGATTGATTTTGTTCGCGGATTGTTCAACCGTGCGGTAATCTTTCATGCCCCGTTGTTCCACTCTCGTATTCCGATTGATGGACTGGGAGATGGGAACCCTGAAACCGCTCGTCTTGTGTGGGTAACGCATTTCTCCGTAGGATAAAACCATGAAAACGAAACCACAAAACTTGGAGGGTGGCTGTAAGTCCTACAGCCATAACTAGTTACGGCTGAAATTTGGGGAACCGTTTTGGCAGCGGCAGTCGTGGCAGGAGGCACCGCCTACGCGGCGAACAAGAGCGCCAGCGCGCAGAAAGACGCTGCCGCTGCGCTTAGTGGTGGCGCGCAGACACTTGATCTTCAATCCATCCCGACACCACAAACGGTGGACTACTCCCGTTTGCTGAAGAACGTCACCCAGCAGAACCTTGATAATCTCCCAGCGACTTTCGCGTTGGCCAATCAGGTCAATCGTTTCAACGTCAACAGCTTCAAGCGCGGAGCCAGTTCCATTCAGCCCTACTTCAACGCGCTGCAAGAGCAGATCGGGCGGAACGCGCTGTCCTACTCGAAGGGAGAACTCCCGTCAGACGGAGTGAACAGTATCGGCAGAGCTTCGGCCTCCCGTGGGCTAGGCGCGGGCTTTGGGATGGGAGCGCGGGGCGGCGGAGCTGGGACGGCTATCGGAGGTTTGAACCTCCGCAATCTCGGACTCACCTCATTGGATTTGAGCCAGAAGGGAACAGCCTTGGGGATGCAGGCGAACCA